AATCCCCGACCCTTTCCTAAAACAAATACCTCCTTTAATATTTAGAGATTTAAACTTTACACTTCCCAAGTCCTCCTCGCACTCTAAATTTCCATCAAAATTGTCTAGGTTAACCTGTCCGATGTAGTTATTATTCTCGTCTAGTTGATCTTTTGTTATTAAATGTTTTTTCATTTTCATTTTTTTTAAGGTTGTTAAATTATTCATTTTTATTCAAAATATACGCAAATAAAGCAGTTATGACCACAATCTGGCTTAAAATGATAGTCTTTTGTTACTTGTAAAAACACCTCTTTTTGTAATTGAATAAGTCTAGCTACCAATTCATCTGCAAATTTGTTGCCAGTGTTTTGGTTTGAGAAATCAAAATCATTGAATGATTCAATTTTCATGAAGAAAGCGATTGCCTCTTGCTCATTCTCGTCAAATTCATCGTCAAACATTTCGAGTAATAAATCTTCTGCTATTTGTGCATCTTTCTCACTATACCAGTCAGAAGTGTCTGTGCGAAATTCATATTTAAATTCTTTCATATTTTTTTATTTTTTAAGTTAATATAAGTTATTCTGAAATTGCCAATAGGTCGCTATATTTGAATTTATCGCCTTCAAGACCTAATTCGTTTGCAACGCGTATCACACAACCTATTGCCATATCATAAAAAGAACTGCATCCTTCCCTATCAACAATACTAAAATCCCAATAATCCTCCGCGTAATATTTAACGGAATAATCATTGCCAAGTTCTGATTGATTTAGGATATAAACTTTTGCGGAGGTGGTAGAATCATTAATGTATAACCTTAACTCGCCATTTTTTGGATTTGTCCATTTTTTTATTCTTGTTTTCATATTTATTTATTTTTTAGTTATTATTTATAGCTAACTGCTATTTCTTTAGGTTACATGATATAAATATAAGTGTCAACTATTTATTTTACATATTTAATTAAATATTAATAAATTTTATTAATTTGTACATTTTTGACCTAATTATTTTTACATATAAATTAATATAGTGTAATTTATTAAGTTGACAACCTAAATATTTATTATAGATTAAATTTAACTTTAACTTTTTCTATTAAAAATGAACAAAAATGAATTAAAGAAACTAAGAATTGACATTGTAGTTCGCTGGAAGAGGCGTTTGGAAGGTAAAAATATCAGTGAAATCTCAAAAATGTCTGGAATAAGCAGAGCTTTCCTATACCGTGCAATGAATGGAGCTTCAATGCCTAGCCTCAAAACTATAAATAAAGTGGAGGAGGCTATAAAAAATTATGAGCAAGAAACTAAGAGAATTGAAGATATCTATAGAATGCATTTTAGATTGATTGATACTCCAAAAGGGAAAGATGATGCATCCGTATATCACATCACTGACTATAATGTTCATGTAGTTCCTGATAATCTTGAAAATATTGAGGGTGGAGTTTATGTTCTAAATGATTTTGAGCCAAAAAACCTTAAGCATATAAAGAAACAATGTTTTATTTTGAAAAATACCAAATTTCACGCGCCTAATTTAGAAACTATTGAGGGCTTTCTTCTCATTCAAGAAAATGTTATTTTTGACGCTCCAAAGTTAAAATATATAGGGGGTAATATAACTATAAGGCATGGCACAATATTTAATTGCCCAAACCTAGAAGAGGTTGAATATATAGATTTAGATTATATTGACGACGATGATTTAAAAATAAAATTAGGTAAATTAAGGAAATGATATATTTTATTAAAAATCTTCGCAGATATTCAAAAAATTGCGAAAAATTAGACAATCTAAGAAATCTTCATAATCAGATTAAGGCTTTGAAAAAGCAGATTGCTATTAATCAGCGTATAATTGATTTACAAAATAGTTTTATAAAGCTAAATCAAAAGAAAATTGATTTAAGTCAGGAAATTTTTAATAGGATTAATATAAAGATATTAACGAAATGAAGAAAATGACTAAAAAGAATCCAAAAGGAGCTGGAGGAAGACCGACTTTAATGACTGAATCTGTTGTTGCTAAACTCAAAGAGGGGTTTGCACAAGGTTTTAGTATTGATAACGCTTGTATTTGGGCAAATATATCACCAAATACTTATTATGATTATTGTAAGATAAATCCTAAGTTTTCACAGTATTGTAAAGCTCTACAGAAAAAACCCTTGATAAAATCAATAGTTGTAATCAATAAAGCCTTGGATGAAGGCGATGTTTCAACCGCAAAATGGTATGCTGAAAGGAAAGGAAAAGATGAATTTAGTTTAAGAAATGAAATTACGGGTGAGAATGGTGATCCTGTGAGAATAGTATATATTGATAAAGAGGAAAAGGAAGCCTACGAGAAACATATCTACGAAGTAATTAATGGACCTGAAAATAACGAAAATAACGAAAAATCTTAACCCTTGTAAATAAAGGGGTGAGACAGGTTGCCGCATCGCACCAAGACAAAATAAAATTAAAGAAGAGAAGAGTATGAATAATATAAAGAAACTGGAAGATTTAGGATTTAGGATTTCAGAATGTTCTATTGAAAAAATTAAAGTAGCAGGATTTAAGAAGAGACTTAAGTTCACCATGATATTGGAGCAGGATAGCAATAATTCACAAGGCAATATACCAGAAAAAACATTAGAACGAGTTGGCAACAATATCCTTAAAGCTTTACGGATTTTATATTAATGGAAATTAAAAACCCTCCCTATTTCGGCAAAATACTTCACGAAAAAGGGTTTAGAGTCTGGTTTTTATATATGTTCAAGCTAATTGAAGGAAGAAAATTTATTGAAGAAAAATTACACGATGATTTATTCCAATTAATTCAAGATATTTACGATCTAAAATCTCTAAGAAATTCTATTGCCATTCCGCCACGATCCGCTAAGACAACAATTGCAAAATATTTCATTGCCTACTCATATGCAGTAAATCAAAGGTGCAATTTTATCTATACCTCATTTTCTCAAGATTTATTAACTGACATATCTAGATCACTGGCTACAATTCTTAAACATCCTGCTTATTTAGCGATGTATAATTTCACGACTGAAGAAAGCGAAGTGATGGATGATCCAGTAGACGAATTCTGGAAAGATTATTTATTTCAAGATCAAGGTAAGGCAACTTATTCTAGCAGAAAAATCATCACCAAAGAAGGAGGCGTGACTTTATTCGCTTCTGTTGGTTCGGCTATTACGGGGTTTGGTTGTGGAATTAGAGGAGCTAATAAATTTAGTGGATGCTTAATAATTGATGATGCGAACAAACCAGCTGATATTAGATCGGCACTTATGAGAAACAAGGTCCATGAATATTTCACAACAACATTATTATCTAGATTGAATGATAGCAATATTTCTATCATTAATATTCAACAAAGATTGCATTTAGAGGATTTAACGGGATTTCTAGAGAAGATTTATAATTTTAGCGTATTAAAGAGACCCCTGATAATTGATGGAGTTTGCCAACTTCCAAGCCAATATACGCCAGAAAGAATAGCAGAAATTCAAATTAATCAATATGCTTTTACGTCTCAATACCAGCAAGAGCCTACCCTTGAAGGCGGAAACTTATTTAAGTTAGAAACGATAACTCAAATAAATTCTTATCAATTACCAACTAGCTACGAATGGAGATTTATCACGGCTGATCTAGCTTACAAGGACAAGCAAACCAATGATTTCGTTGTTTTTTCTTATTGGGGAGTTAGAAAGGAATTAGTTAATCAGATCGAGCGGAATCATCTATATTTAATAGATGTCAGAAGAAAGAAGATAAACTCTGTCGAGGTCGAAAGATGGATTGATGATTGGATAAAATCTAAAATAAGTTATGGGTTTAGATATATTTGGATTGAAGATAAGTCGCACGGCATCTATTTAAACCAGTTATACAGGAAGAAAGGCTACCCAATACCAAGTGAAGAGACAATAAAGGAGATTTTGCCAAGAGACACAGATAAGGTAACGAGAGCAAATAATGTGATCCCCTGCCTTGACAGCATAACTCCAAACTTGTTTTTTAATAAAGATATTGACAACTATGATGAGTTGTTGCAAGAATTTCTTAGCTTTAATAATTCAAGGCATGATGATTTTGTTGACACTATGATAGACGCGATCAAAATAGCACTGTTTAAAGAAGACCCCGTTACACAATGGAAAAGGATTTTAAAATAAAATGCAAATAAGAGATATTTTTTTAAAGAAGAAAAAAGAATCAGAACCAAATAATACTCAAAAGATTCAAGTTAGAGATGGCTTTGAAATGATGTACGGTAAGGCTAACCAGTTACAGAATAGTAAGGATGTCTTAAAAAATTCAACATTTTCAAGAACAATTAGGCTTAATGAGCAAGTTTGCGAGAATGTCTTTTTAGAATCATGGGTAGGAAAAAAGATTGTGCAGTTGCCAGTAGAAAGGGCAATGATGAGTGGCATAATGCTTGAGATGGATAGTGAAGCTGATGAGAAGAAGATATGGCAAGCCTATGAAGATTTGGATGTAGAAAATCTAATTAGAAAAGCTCAAATATCGGCTGATATTTATGGTAGCTCCTTAATTCTTCTAAAAGATGATACCAAAGATAGTATGAATGTAGCTGGTGATTTCAAAAATCTTGAGATGAAATTAATTGAATACCCTTTTTATAGTATACAACCTTCTTCTCAAGACACTTATGAAGCAGGTATTGTAACATTTACGAATCTAGGAATTTCGGTAGATCAATCATTTGTAGTACCATTCATTGGCAGTAGTGTTGTAAAAAGACTAAGTCCAGAATATAAGTACTATGGGATGAGTGTGTACCAGAATCTTTGGAATACAATAATAAACGATAGTGTGATAACAACGGCGGTCGCAAATATTACATCCAGATCATCAATAAGACATTATAAGCTTGATGGTTTAAAAGATTTAGTTTTAGCGGGAGCAGAGGATGTAGCCTTGCAAAGAATTGGAATTATAGAACAAAGTATTGGTATATTTGGATCGGCTGTTATGGACTCAAAAGATGAGCTACAAATAATTGGTCAAACTCTTAATGGGCTAGCTGATATAGATAAAAGATCGGCAGAAAGATTAAGTTCTGCTTCTGGAATTCCAGCAACTGAATTACTAGGAAAATCACCTGATGGTCAAAATTCAACTGGTAAAGGCGATCAAAAAACGATGATAAATTTTATAAAGACTTATCAAAAGAAGATGTTGCCTTCTATAGTAAAAATATTTGACGCATTGGCTTCTCATGTGGGCGTAGCAGATAAAAAGAGAAAAGTTTATTTCAAAAATCCACACGAAATTGATGCAGAAGAAAGACCTAATTATGATAAAGTAGTGATAGAGAATGCTAATACCATGCTTAATTCTTTGGGGCTTTCAGAAGATGTAGTAAGAGGCTATCTATTGAGCCATCAGATAATTACGCAAGAACAGCACGATAAAATTACTTTAGAGACAGAACAATTTGACAAAGTTGATGAAACTGATACCGCCAAAGACGAGTAAAGCTCTTGAAGTTCAATATTTCCGCTATTTATTGAGCATTTTATCAAAAATCAACGACACTTTTAACAGTATTGTATTGCCTGTTGTTAAACAACCAGAAGAAATTCAAGATAGCCAATTATTATCGTTAGAGGACGCTTTAAAGGCATTTGAGCTTAAGGTAAATTTGAGTGTGCCACCAAAAAAGATCAAGAAAATTGCAAGTGATGTAACCAACAGGAATGTCAAAAGAAATAAGAAAGTCTGGCGAGATAAGTTAAATCCTTCGTATTTTGGCGTTAATATTGCAAAAAAATTATCTTTTGAAGGGGAGCAAGATTATATCAAGTCCAGAATTAGCACCAACACTATCTTGATAACCAAGATGAAAGATGAATATATGGACCAACTGAATGTGCTTGTATTGAATAAGTACCAGAAAGGTACTACTAACAGACAATTAGCGAAGGAATTAGAAAAACAATTTGGGATCAACAAATCCAAAGCCAAACTAATCGCTAGAAATGAAACGAAGAATACCAACACCCAACTAAATAATAAGCAGGCTCTTTCTTTAGGTTTTTCTAAAGCAATATGGCTTGGTAGTGAAGATGAAAGAGAGCGAGAGCAACACAACAAGCATAATAACAAAGAATATGCTATTGGCGTTGGACTGCCTGACGGAGATGGTGGCAAAGAACAACCAGGCGATGCAATCTTGTGTAGATGCACTTTTTATATCAATGTTTAAAAAATAGTTTGACTTTGTGAAAATAAGATTTATAGATTTGAAATTAAACAATGATTACTCTAATTAAATTATGATTATTCAAGATCAAATAATATTTGATGGTGTTACCAAGAACGCGACAATAATGCGTGATGGTATTTACCATTATTTAGGTCGCGAGGTTGGAGATTTTCAGAACCCTAGTAAGATAGTTAGAGTTTTTAGAGATAGATCAGAAATAGAGAAGGCTTATAAAAGATTTCTAGATTTACAAAGAATTCCATTAACGGTTAATCATCCAAAAGACTTTATAAGTCTTGAAGATGAAAATTCTTATAATCAAGGAATAGCAATTGATCCATCTACAAAGATGGTAAAGGATTTCAAGGTATTAAATTGTAGAATTGATTTAAAAGATCAAGCTCTAGAGTATTATAGCCAAGGAAAAAAGGAGCTATCCTGCGGTTGGAGTGGTAGTTTTTCCAAAGTAGAGCATAGTGATTATGATTATACCCAACATTTTGAGGATTTTAATCATATAGCTATTTTACCAAATGGACGAGGTGGATCACTTTGTTCCATAACTGATAATAATTTAAACATTTTAAACATGGATATTGACGATTTGAAATTAACAATAACAGACACTATTAAGTCTGTGTTAGATGAATACGCTCCTAAGAAAAAGAAAAAAGCTAAGTCCCAAGAAGGCGAAGAAGGTGAAGAAGGCGAAGATTTAAAGAAGAATAATGATGAGTTGGTTGAAAAATTAGCAACCGCCATTCATTCTTTAAAATCTGAACAAGTTGAACAAGTTAAAGAAGTTGATGAGGTTGCGATTAAAGATGAAGCAGTAAAAGAAACAATCAAAGACTTTGATTGTGTTCTTAAAGCCATTGAAAAAGGAGCTATTGAGGTCAAGGATTGCTTGGGCAAATCACCTTTGGAAATTAAAAAGCAGGTTGTAAAAACTATTGCTAAAAAAGAAATTGAAGACAGCAAAATTGATGCTTATTTCGATATTTCTCTCGAGAATTTTAAACATCCTTCTTGGGAGAAAAAAGCAAAAATTGTGGACCAAGAATCTGAAAAGACTCTTGTCTCACTAATTAACAATATTAACTTTTTAGATAAATAATAATTATGACATTCCAAAATATACCATTACAAAATGGTGTTGATTTTTATGGCTCGGAAATTTCTGGGGCATTCTTAACATCAGTCCCGCACAATATTGATACATTCAATTTTGGCGTTAATGTGCTTGATAACACCAAATTATTATATGGTAGACCAGTAGTATACGATACAGATGGCGGCGTTAAAATACCAGTAGCTTTGCAAACGGTGCAAGAGGATATTGCTGGATTTATACCTTACAAAAACGGCGGAATAATGGAAGATGGAGGCTTTAGAAAAGGCGGATTATACACTTCTGTTCCAGTTTTAAATTTTGGCAGAATATTTGTTCCACTTAGTGCAGGAGTAACTCTACGCGTAGGCGATATACCATTTTTGAATCTTAACCCAGGCCCTGATTTTAATACTATCAAAGGCGAACCACTACTATCATCACCATTCGAGATAAATTTATCTTTTATCGCTTCAGTAGCTGAAGATTCAAGAAATGGTGTTGTTGCTTTAACAATTAAACAATATTTAAAATAAAATGGAAAACGGAAAAATTTATGACGCCGAATCGGCAGAATTACTTGTAAAAAGTTTTAGCGAATGCGGAGTTGATGTATTAAAAAAAGGCAAAACTATCCTTGATACTAATACCATAGCTCAAGGTGGTATGTATTTAGAGCAACAGCTAAGAGTTGTTATGCCTAGAATACTAGCTCAAGTAATTCCTGATTTATCCCTTCTTCGTTTTATTTCAGTTGATAATTCTGGCGGTTTGGGTCAAACTATTATTCAAAGAGCGGAATCATTCAACGGAGAATTCAAAGAAGTTAATGAAATAGCTTCTAACAAAGGTGTGATCACTGTTAATAGAAACGCCAAGGAATTACAGATCAAAGAATATGAAGCGGAGTCGGCTTATTCTGACACGGATATAAGAAGATCTATTGTCTATGGTGAAAATCTTGACACTTCGTTGATGTATGCAAATGATAGGATCTACAGACAATTTCTTGACAAAGTAGGTTATATTGGATTGCTTGACAGCAAGAACAATATTGTTAATCCAGGTATTTCTAAGCTTGATGCTGTTATTAATCCAGACAATATTCTTACTTCTGCTGACACTTTTGCAAATTTAAGTGGTTTAGAAATTTATGCTGAGATTGAGACTCTATATAACAAAATGTTTGGATTAGCTGGAGGTTCTAGCGAATTGATACCTAATGTTGTAGTAGTTCCACCTAAGCAATTTTCAAGATTGACAACTGGGTTGCCAGTAGGCACCGCACCACAATTAGCAGTTAGCCTTACAGTGAAAAATTTAATTGAAACTAATCTAGGAATTAAGATATATTCATCTAAAAACCTAGAAGGTGCAGGTGTTGCTAACGCGGATAGATTGATTATGTTAAATAATAGCATGGATAATCTGTCTTTTATACTTCCTGAGCCGTTACATTTTGCTCCAGTATTTATTAAAAATTTCCACTACACTATCGCCTCTAAATGTAGAGTAGCTGGTATTTCTTTTAATAGAAGAGAAGCACTTGGTTATTTAGACGGAATTTAATAATATGGGGGTGTAAAAACCCCCTTTTTTTTATAGAATCATGGCTACAAAAAAGAAATCACCAGTAGTTGAACCAGTAGAAATTACCTCTACTGAAATTAGGATAACAAGCAACGAAAACCTTAATTTTAGAAACTTTAAAATTCTTAAAGGTGAAGAAATTATAATTTCTGATCAAGTTCTAGACAAATTAGTTAGTGAAATTCCTAATTTAAAAACTTTGATCTCAAAAGGAGTTTTGGAAATTGTCAAATAAATTAAAATCATTCATACTTGCCAACAAAACTATTGAGCAAATAAGAGATGATTTTAGATTAAAATTTCCAGTGTTTGCCTCGCTAGCTGATGCTACTTTGGATATGTATATTGAATTATCCTTTTGTGATGTCCCCGCTGGATTTATAAACTGTGGATTTGACTGTGCTTATCAAGCTTTTCTATACGGAATTGCTCATAATCTCACTTATTTTAATGCTCTTGGCGGAAATGCTTCTATCCCTCAAAATTCTAGAATTGTTAGTAGTAAATCGGCGGATGGATTAACTATTTCTTATGAAGCAATCAACACTCCAGCGAACACTCCAGCAAATATATATAATTATTTTAGCACCACTCCTTTCGGTAGGCTATTATTATCATTATTAGATACTTGTGGTTTGACTAGTTCTTGCGGGGGATTTATTGCATGAAAACAAAGAATCCAGAAGATTTATTTAGGAAACTAAGGAAAACGATAAAAGAGATTAACAATACTAAGCTAAAAATAGGCGTACCAAAAGAAGAATCAACAACCGATGAAGAGGGAGAAACTGTCTACTTGGCGGATATAGCCTTCGTAAATAATTATGGTTCTAAGAGCAAAAATATTCCAGCAAGACCCTTCGGAACAACAACCGTGCCACGATACAGAGGTAAGATTAATAAAGTTGTTAAATTGTGGTTGGGAGATGCAGTAGAAGGAAGGAAGGGAGTTGTTGATGCTTTTGATAGAATAGGATTTACAACCGCTGGTTTCATGAAAAAGAACCTAACACACGGCGAATGGAAGGGTAATGCTGAATACACAATTGAAAAGAAAGGAAGCGATCAACCTCTAATAGACAAAGGAGACTTAAGACAATCAATAACATGGATAACGGAGAATAATGTCAAATGATGATTTATTAAGTGAATTCTTAGATGATTCTTATTTTAAGTCTACGCTAACCTTGGTTACAAAAACTACGATTATAGTTAAAGGAAGGGTTGAAGAAACTGGAGAGATTGAAACTGAAATTGATGGTATTATTCAAAATATAGCATCCCAAGATTTGATAAATCAGGGATTAGGTCAATATGCAAATTCGCAACATTTGATAAATCAGGGATTAGGTCAATTCACTGATAAATTATGCTACTCACTTTTTATAAAATTAGTGGTTGATAAATCTAAAAATAATTTTATTAGGTTTGAAAACAAGCTCTTTAAAATTGAGAAAGTCTATCCTTGGAATAACTATGGCTTTAATAAGTATATTATATGTCAATATAATGATGAGGTGCTAAATGATAACTAGCCAGCAATTGTCTGATAGAATTTTTGATTTCTTTGATAAAATTTTTGCAGATAACAAAACAGATTTTGGATTTAATGCTGATTCTTCTTTAGCTTTTAAAGAAGACAGGCAAAATAACGATATCAGAAGCACGGATCAGACAATTCTTTTTTATAGGATAGAAGAAACCCATCCAATTGGTAATACTAATACTTCTTATAGCAGAGGCTTTAATAGAGATACAAAAAAAGAAAATCTATTTACAATTGAACAGGTAAATGTTCTAATGAATATTCTAAGCAAGAAAAAAGGAATGGCAAAAGATGCTATGAAAGCTTTTTTTGTGTATATTCAAAGCACAAGAATTTATGAAGCTACTTATGACTTGCCTTTTAATTTATCACTGATTAATTTAGAAAGAATGCCACGAGATTTAACCGCTCTTGAAGAAGGTGCGTGGGTTGAAAGAATGGAATTGACCATAACATTTGTTTATAATGATATTGTCGAAATTGGAGATATAAAATTTACCTTGACACCTTCTGTTGTTGAAGATGTTAAGGATATTATAAAATTTGAAACTATTGTAAAAAATGATAACGATTAATATTAAAAAAATTATTGATGTACAAAGCATCCTGCCAACACCTGCTCAAGGGAGAAGGAATTTCGCAAATGCAATAGTTATTCAAAAAGGTAACGGATTCGCTGATACGGTTAGGAGCTATAGTTCTTCTGATGAAGTTTTAGAAGATTTAGGTAGCAACAGTGAGGCTTACAAGTGTTCTTTAAAATATTTTGCAGGTGGATTTTTAGGAATTAAACCAACGACACTATTTGTTGGCTTGGTTAATAGAGACGGATTAACCAGTTCAACTCAAGGCTTCTTTACTTCTGGGGATGTTACTGGAAATTTAGCAAATTTTCAAGCTGTAGCTGATGGCAAAATCAAAATTTCTAAGGATGGATCAACTCCTATAAACCTAACCAACATTGATTTTACCGACACTGACAACTTTGAAAGTGTCGCCGCAGTTTTGCAAAATGCAATAAGATTAGCTGGTAGCATATTTAGAAATATTGTTGTCTCTTTCGATGGAACTCAATTTATATTCACTAGTGAAACTTATGGGGCAGATTCAGAGTTTGAAATAACACCATTAGCAGGCACAGGGACAGATTTAACAGATGCTGATCTACTTAATGGTGGAGTTGTTACCACTGGAACTAATGGAACATTGGCTAATGTTATAAGTAACTTTACAAGCGATAATAGGTATTATCATACTATATTATCTAATGATTGGAACGATCAGGAGAAATTAGAATGGTCAGGTTCAATAGAAGCTTCTAGCAGAATTAAATACCTTCTTTGGATTTTAGATACTAACAGCACCGCCGCTAATTCTGGCGTAAGTAGTGATTTTAGTAGTATTTCCAAGACCCTTTTTGATAGGAAAGTTAGCAGAACAGTAGTTACATTCGACTTCACTGATGCCGACAGAAAGCAAGCATCACTTCCAAGTTATTTTGGAATTGTAGATTTTACAAGTGCAAGACCTCTTGGCTCTCTTGCTTATAAACAATTCGCAAATATCTCTACGACAGAACTTACTGATAGTCAGTTTGACAATTTGATGTCTAAAAATGTTAATTTTTACACAACTTATGGAGAAACTGGACGAGTTATAGCTTATCCTGGAAGAGTCCCAAATGGTCAAGATATTAAGACCATTATTACTGGTGATTTTATTGATTACAATATGACTTATGACATATTTGATCTTATGATAACTTTACCAAGCATTGGTTATACAAGAGACGATTTTGCATTATTGCGTCAAGCAATGACGATAGCTCCGATGCGTGCTCTTAGTGCTGGAATGATTGCTGGGGGGACAGACAGAGATACTGGGGAAGTATTAAGAAGTGGCTTTAAAATAACCATTCCGCAACCCGAAACAATATCGCTTGCCGATAAGAACGAAGGAGTTATTAAAAATATAACTACAGTCCTTCTATTGAAAGGCGTGGCAATTAAATTCGTAATTACTAACACTTTAAAATTATAAGATATGACATTAGGCGTAGTTAATTTAACCAATTTTGATCTGACAATAACTTCTCTTCAATTTGGATCTATTCATCTAAGAAATTATGGTGAAAATGGGATATCTGCTCAAATTGCAGCTTTAGACCCTAATCTTTACAATGAGAAATTGGGGGCTTTTGGTGATTTAATGGTTAATAAAAATTTTAAAGGCGTCAATAAGTTGCTAACTTTTAGAATTTTAAGAAATAGCCCCGACTATGTCAAAATGCAACAAATTGTAGCGGCTGAAGAAGCTGGACAAACTATATTATGTACAGTAAATGCACGAGACTCCTTAACAGAAGAAGAATACATCTCTTTGCAAGCATTATTTAAAAATATTGCAGATTATCAAATGGGATGTGATACTGATGCTGATGTTGAATACACAATATTAATGTCTTCAACCGTTCATATCCCGCCAAAGAATGATGTAATAATAAATAGTATTTAATATGAATCTCGAAGAAATTAGAAAAAAAACTGAGGAAAAAGCTAAAAGATACGAGGAAAAAGGAGTTGCTGATAAGGAATTTATAAGACAATTGGAGGGCAAGCAATTGAAGATGTGGTTGCCCTCTAGTCTTTTTGACCAACAAAAGATGATAACATTAGCATTAGAGGTTTATCATAAAAGCGGAAATTACATAGAAGAAGAGTTAAGACATGTTAAGGAATATTCGTTGATGGTTTTTAAGCATACAAGCGTAGAGGGAAAGATTATTGATCCTGAACTCTACACCTATGCTGATCTTGAAGCATATCCATTACTTTATTGGGTGGAGTTATTAAGCCCTTTATTTTCGTGGGGAGAGGCAAGATCAAAAAAACTAATTCTGGAATAGAAAAACAAATCATCCAAAAATTGGGAATACCTAGTTTTAATTTTTCCTTCCTTTCCCCCGTTATTCGTGGCTATATTAAATATACTGATCTTTTGAATGGAAATTTGACCTTGTTTGATATTCGTAAAATGAACGAAGCAATATCATATCTGGCAGAATCAGAAAAAATTGTAAGTGAATTATATGGTAGCAAAACTCGGTGATTTCTTAATAGACATAAATACTTCGGTAAATTCTAAGGGGATAACTTCTCTTGCAAAGTCTTTGGGTTCTTTAACTTTTGGTGCTTTAAAATTTGCGACAGTTCTAGGTGGTGCAACCTTAGCGGCAGGAGTAGGTTTGACTAAATTTGCAATAAATGTTGTTGACGAAACGGCAGAACTGGGCAGATTAGCAAAAGATTTAGGAACAACAACAAATTTCCTAGAGACTTTTACCAGATCATTTGAAAGAATGGGAGCTGGTGGCGATGAGGCAATAAGCACAATAAAATCATTAAAAAAAGAAATTGAAGCATTTAAGGTGGGTCAAGGTAGACCTGAAGCTTTTGGTATTCTGGGCATAAACATCCAAGATTTAGGGGATGATGTCGGGAAAAACTTTGATTTAATCAGAAGAAGATTTAATGGGCTAACGGCGGCACAACGGCTATATTTCGTAGATCAAATAGGTTTAGGGGAAAAAACCGTAAGAATGCTTCGCCTGACAGACAAAGAGTATAAGAATCTTCTAAAATCATCAAGTAAAATACCTTTAGCGACTACCGAACAAATCAATAATTCCGAGATTGCAAAACAGTCTTTTGTAGAGCTGAGTCAAACTTATGGAGCAGTCAAAAGAAAGCTCGTGTCTGGAGCTACACCAGCAATAACCAAATTTTCTTCAGAACTGATAAAAATACTAAATGATCCAAAAATACAAGCCAACATGGCTCTAACTATGAATAAGTTATTTGAAGTCTTGCCAAAACTGATAGAAGTTCTTCCAAGACTAGCAGATGCCATCATAAGGTTAGCTGATATACTTTTGCCAGAACAAATAGATAAAGAGAAAAGGATAGAAGGAAAATCTTATTTCATGGATAAATTTCAAAAATTTAGTAACTCTATGCAGGATAAGGGCTATTTTGTAAAACGAGTTATTACTAATGAAGGTACTACAACTATGCTTGGCGGAAAAACTACATATGTACCTAAAAAATTTGTTGACAAAGATGGATTAATACAAAATAACAGACAAGCTGGACAGACTACATATATTACTAAAGATGGCTTAACACAAGAAGATATAGACAGACATATAGCCAAAAATGGTAATAATGTCACAAGAATTATAGAATCAAGCAAACCTTCTAATTCTGTAAGTCAAACTTTCAACATTTCTATACCAATTCAAAATTCTGGTGGTGATTTAAATGCTGATAAAGCAAAAGAATTTGGCAGAATAATAAAAGATGCTTTGGATCAAGAAATGAAAATGTCTAGCGAAAATTTTAAATCAGGGAGTATTCAATGAGTTTTTTTAGTGAAATTTTACAATTTAGAACTGCTCAAGGTACTGTTGAATCGCTTCTTGCTAAGCAAAAAAAAAGATTAGTGGTTAAATTTAAGGGAGAAAATGAGCCAAGAACAACCAATTTTGACATAATAGAGTCTTTTACCTTCAAACAATCAGTAAAAATAACAAAGAATCCAGTTGAGCAAGGCGTTAATATAAACGACCATCGCATTCAACAACCGATGATTTTTCAAATGAAGGTTGGTGTTAGTAATATAATCAATCCAATTACGGCTTTAACCAGTGAAAATGTCAATAACATCATACAGGCTAGTAGTCTCCAAATATTTGGAAGCAATCTTGCTAACTCAAGGATACAGGCGACCTTTAATGATTTAAAGCTAATAATGACGAATGGCGAGGTTTTTGATATTGATACACCTTCGGGAATTTTAAAGAATTTTCTCATTACTAATATTGATCACGAACATAATAGCGAGAGTATAACTACTTTTGAAGGCTTGATAACTTTTGAAGAAATTCTATTTTTTGACAATTTACAAGATCCAAATACTAATATTTCGGGGGTAAAGAAGCTATCTTTTGTACCAAGTCCAATCCTAACAGCGTTTAATAAAGTTGGAGGTTTATTATGAGTTTAGAGCAAATCCAGTTATTAGAAGGAAAAGAACAAGAAGTATTAGTACCATATGGAAAAGAAATTTTAAAATTTGTAATACAGTTTGACGACTACAACACTCAATGGTTTCTGAACATAATAAACGATCTGACTCAACAAGTTATTGTAAATGGCATCTATTTAATATTAGAAAGGGATGCTCTATTTGGATTGGGGCTTGATTTTGGTTCTCTTGGCTTAACAGATACTGATCCAAATAATGAAGTGCCAGTTGATTTAAAAAATGATCTAGGCGGAAGAATTCAATTAATAAGAGATATTGATGCTTAAGAAGAGAGTAATAAGAACAACAATAAAATTTCCACAAGATGAAAAAGTTTTTTTAAGTAAAGACGGTCGTTTTGATAACTTTGTAACTATGCGGCAAGATTTTGAGGTTAAGGCTTTCGTTAATGTTAACTCTTCTGGACTTCATACTGCTCAGATAAAATTATACAATTTAAATGATGATACCTCAAAAAAAATAGAGAAGGCAGGGCAACTGGTTCTTTTAGAGGCTGGTTGGGAAGGAAGTATTGGCAGAATGTTTGAAGGAAAAATATCAAGTGTTGGCAGAACTAAGCCCACCGTGAGCAATCCTGACATTGTTACAACCTTATTTTGTGTAAGTGGAATTGATACTCTGCAAAAAGGAATTTTTGGCGAAACTGTAATATTTGAGGATTTAGTTGAATTTTTGGCGAAACTAGCTTCAAGATTAGATCTATTCTTGGTCATAGACAAAGATATTGTTGGTGCAATTGTCAACCAAACTTTTTACGGTGATGTAATTAGTATAATTAAAGATTTATCGAGTGAATTTGGATTTGATTTTTACATAACCGAGAAAAATTTAATAGTAAGAAGTACTAGCGAAAAACCTTCTATCAAAACTTACGATCCTTCTAGTGGATTGCTAGATATTCCAGTAGTTACCGAGATGGGCGTTGATTTAAAAGTTTTTCTTGATCCGTTTATAAGCCCGGGCGATTGGTTTAATTTAGATTCTAAATTCGCTAATTTCCAAATTGGAGGATTAGAATTTTTAGATAGAGTAAGGGGCAACCAATTCAAAACTTTTGGTAGACAAATTAACAATAATAGATATCAAGGGACTTACAGAGCTTTAGAGATTTTGCATTTTGGATCATCCCATGAAGACACTTGGGAGAGCCTTATTAAAGGGCAAGGACTGTATAATGTGCAGGATTTGGAGAATTCTAAACGATTATCTTTGACATGAACCTAACCTCAATTTTAAGACAAATAACTGGAACCATAAAAAACGAAATTCGCACCTGCATTCCAGCAGAAATTGAGTCTTTCAATCCACAAAATTTGACTGTGGATGTCAAGTTATTAATTAAAGGTATAAAAATAGGTTCTAATCGGAAAATTAAGTTAGAAACTGGGGAATTAGTAGTAGTAGATGACTATACCATGCCATCGGTTGTTGATGTACCTATCTCTATAGCATGGTTTGGTAATGGTGGTATAACTTTTCCAATAAACAAGGGATTACAAGGTATTTTATTGGTTTGTGATCGGGATATAAGATTTTTTAAAAAAGATCAAAAAGAAAGCATTCAGGGATCTTTGAGAAAATTTAATGTGACTGATTCTATTTTCATACCATTTCTGCCAAAAAGAGCCTCTTTAGGTAATTACAACAATAATGCGGTTGAAATTAAATTTGACAATAATATTGTTCAAGTTAATTCAACTGGAATTAATATTACTGGAAATGTTAATATTACTGGAAATGTGGTAATAAGTGGTCAGACTAGTATTGCTGGGAAAGATTTCATAACTCATACCCATACTTATAATCCCGGGCCATTACCACCAACCCAAACAAGCCCTATAACATGATAAATTTTGATCTAACCAAGGACACTAATGATATTCAAGTAGATGCTGATGGTAATTTCTTGACAACAAAAACAAGAATTAAGGATATTTCACAACTTTTGATTAACCGACTTCAAACTTTTCTTGGAGAAGTGCCAACAAATCTTGACAAAGGCGTTGATTATCATGGCATAGTATTTTCAGAATTTTTAACAGAACAATCCAAAATTAATGAAATTGTGAGGGTGATTATTGAAACGGATGGGGTGATTGGTTTAGAAGATTTTTCTTTCTCAAGTGAAAAACAAGTTACTTCTTATGATTTTGTGATTAAAACTGACGCGGGAGATATTAAATTTAATGAATTATTACAATAAATGGGAATCTTAAACGAAAAAGGCTACGATAGCTCTAATTACGCTACGAAGAGAGAAAATTTGGTTACTGTTTTTAAAACAGCTTTTGGCGATAATCTTAGAACAGAAGAGGAATCGGCACAAGGCCAGATAATAGATTATACAGTTTCTGAAATTGATAATGAGGATAAGATAGGCTTATCTTTCTTTAACCAATTAAACTATAGAAACGCTCAAGGCGTGCTATTGTCGGCAATAGCGGTTACAAAAGGTCAACCTAGAAAGAATGGCACTCAAGCAGTAATTACATGCAATTTTACCAGCTCTTCAACATCTTACACAATAACGGCTGGGTCACAATTTAGGGACACTTCAACTAACTTTATTTTTGAAAATACTTCACCAATAAATATAGCTAATCTAAGTCAATCGGCTCAATTAGTTGCAAAGAATAATGGAGCGACACGACTTATTCCAACCAATACCTTGGAAGCACAAGGATATTATCCTAATCTAACCAATATTGCTATTACCTCAATTCAAGATGGCACTAACGATGAAACTGATAATCAATTAATTGCTAGGCTTGATAATGCAACAAGCGAGACTGGGATTAATGATGTTGATGCAATTTTTGACCGCCTAATTAACCTCTCTAATGTTACAAGGGTGATAGTTCTTGAAAATGATACTGATGCAACGGTTGATGGCATACCTCCTCACGGTATAGAAGCAATAGTGTTAGGGGGTTTGGATGATGATATTGCTAAAATAATATTTAATACCAAAGCAAGTGGCACGCCGACAGCGGGAGATATAGATGTTGTAGTCTTTGATATACAACAATTTCCACGGATAATTAGATTTAGAAGACCTACTTTAGTGCCTATGTACGCTAGGATACGGATAACGCCAAGGCAAGGAAGACCTATAACTGCTAACACGCTAGATTTAAGACAAAAAACTTTAGAATATATAAATGGTTTAAGAATAGGATTTGATGTTTCAAGAACTCCTATTTTTGGCATTTGGGGGGATGGTGATTTTGACATAGCACAGATTAGTCTTTCAACTGATGGGACGGTTTTTGTAGATACTAATATTGATATTGGAACGAGAGAATTTGCTTTTGTTGATGATGTAAACCAGATTATTTTAGAAAATGTCTAGAAAAGACCCGACTATTCTTTTTCAATACAAAGTGTCTCCTAAATTAGGGAGTCTTCTGGAAGGAATAAAACAATTTGTGATTGACAACTCAAAAGAAGATATTTTTAGATTTTTCAATATTGATGAAGCTCGGGGCTTATGGTTGGATCAATTAGGGGCATATCTTGGTATTAATAGACCTCTTATTGATGTAGTTGGCACTAATAATTTCTTTAATTTACAAGACAATAATGTTTTGCAATTTGAGAATGAAGAAGCTTTTGAATTTAATAGTCCAGAAGCACAAGGATTCAGTGCTTTCTTAACGGATTCCTCTTTGATGGATGGCGATGATTTATTAGATGGAACTTCATTTGCTACCGATGATATCTACAGAAACTATATTAAAGGCAGGATTTTTAAAAGGAATTCAAGATTTACAATAGATGATATTATAACACTGTTGCATTTTACTTTTGAAAAAAGTAATGTCTTAATTGAAGAGGATGTAAAGGCTTTAAAAATATTCATTGGTGTTGAAACTGTTGAAGATAAAATAAATCTTGAATTATTAAATGATCTTGACCGAAAATGGTTTGGAACACCTTCAGGTGTGGGAATTGAAGAATTTGAGATATACATATTACCTACTGACTCAAATTTCTTCATTATGGATTATAATGAAATGGACAACCCTAATTACTTAATTGGATAATGTTTAATTACACAAGAATAATCGGCAAAACTTCAACCAATATCAGAACTCCAACTCCTGCAGAAATTGCCCAAGGCAATAATCAGCTAACTATTTTTGAAAGTAGAAAAAATAATGGCTACCTAAATGAGATGAGCCAGCAACTAGGTGATGTAAGCACTGAATTAACTAATCTAATTACCGACGCTGGTTTAACACCAGATGGGACTCTTTCTCAAGTTAGTCAAGCGGTTGCTCTTTTGATTCCATCTTCAACAGCTACTGAAACATATTCTGTCAACAAAGCCTTCACAGTGAATGGTTACGCTGATTATATTAATAAAGTGAGTGATACTTCAATTAGCTTTGATGTTGATAGTGGAGTTACATTTAGTCCATTATCTGTAACATACCCAGACGGAACTATTGAGACATTAACCTCGTTAGCTAATGTAAGCAGCGGTCTTTCCTCTAATGGAACTTATTTCATTTTGAAAGAGAAAGGAGTTCCAACAGCAGTAATTACACTACCAACATCAGTGATAACAGAATCAATCATAGAACCTGCTGTACCAACTAATGGCGATTATTGGCTAGATATTAGCCAACAACCTTATTTGCCTTACAAAAGAGTTGGTGGGGTTTGGGTAGTTACTCAATTTGTTAAATTAGGTCAAGTTAATAAAGCTGCGGGAATTCTAGGAACTCCTAATAGTTATGCTTTGAATGGAAGATATTATGCTGAACAAACAACTTTGGCAAACGGAACTAAATATCTATTTACTCACAATTTGGGCATTAGAGATGTCGTTATAAATAAATATATTGAATGTAAAATTGCTGAATTTGGATATTCAATTGGCGATAGAGTTTATAATAATGATGATGGAGATTCTGGAATAGCATCGCAATTCGTTGGAACAATCGCCACATCTAATCCAGATAATATGACAGCTAATTTAACAACTGGTAACTTAGGAGTGGGTGTAGTTAATAAATCCACAGGTGCTACGAACCTAGTATTTACAACTGCCAATTGGAAAGCAGGTTTAATAATAAAAAGAGATTTTTAACATGATAAAAAGCAATATATACATAAAAAATATAATTACTAATGAAATATTTTTTGGGTCACTTGATACGGAATTGGTAGGCAAAGGCGATTATCCATTGGTTGAGCTATCTGAAAGTGAGACTTTGGATAATGAACTGCGGATAGCCAAGATTGAGAAGGTAAGACAATTAAAGATCAATAGGGATAAAGCTAACATTGCCGATATGATTTCTCACCAAGGCGAGGAGGTATTGGTTAATAGGGATTTAATAGACACAAAAACTGGAGAAGAAGTATTTTTTGCTTTCACAACCAAAGAAACACGCAATCCAGCAACAAACCCATACACTATCTTATCTGATACCATAGCTCAAGGCTCTTTGCATGATGATTATTATTTAAGATATAGTTGCAAGATAATTGAAGGGGACACAGTAAGAAAAGGATATATCGCTTTAGATAAATTACTTGCCACCTCTCTACTAGATCATGCTAGATTAAGAAATACGACCAATATTGGTAGAGCAAATAATTTAGAGGATGAAATTAATGCTATAGAAATTACCGATGATATAACTTGTCAAGAAGCAATAAAATTGATTAATGATATTGATATTATATTCTAAGATATGCCAGTTTTAACCGATCCTTCCATAAAAACAGTAACCAGCCTTAATTCTGCTGATCTACTATATTTAGTTGATGTATTAGATCTAAGTAGCAGTCCTGCTGGGACAAGTGCCAAGATCACGAAACAGGACGCTCAAAATAGTTTTCAAGACAATTTGGGCGATTCTGCTTTTGAAGATATTGCTACTGATGTTGAAATTTTCCAAAAAGATAATCAGAAACCTATTTCAGGAGAGGGATTATTTAACAGTCCTTTTTTTCATCAATGGGCTGTTAATAACACAAGTATTCCATTAACTCAATTAGTACCAACTGGGACACCAACTGCTATTGGTTTTAATATTCTTACCCCTCTTTTAGAGAGTGCTGAGGTCAAGTTTTCCAATATTCCTTTAAATTTCAAGAATATTGCGAATGTAAATCAGTTAAAAATTTTGAATGAAACTGTTAATAAATTGCTTTTTCCTTCAAATTTGAATACTTTTAATAATACCTTTGTTGCTTATTCAATCAGAATCAATTTAAAACTAGATTTTAGTGCATTATCTAATAATGTTACAGTGTTTTATTTAAATCTAAGAAGATTTGTTGATAATTCTATCATAGCATCGTATAGTTTTGTTAGAACTGACTTTCCAGCTATCACAGATTTCCCTTTGACTCATATAATTAACACCTTTGTTGCCACTGAAACAGATCCTTTTGTTGTTGATGGTTGTTATATAGATATATTAAACGATTCAAATTCTGCTGGAACGGTAACTCTAAAATCAGTTCAGGTCACTATTTTTAAAACTTAAAATTATGAGCTTTCCAAATAAAAAATATGAATTTCTTTTAGAAGAAAATAAAATTTACAGATTGGAATCCGTGGATTTTGTCAATGCACCAAAATCAATCCATATATCAGGGACTGGAACCGTGGATATAAGAGGTTGCACAGAAACCCCAACTAGTTTGAATGATGATAGATTAACACTGGATGAGGGAGATACAAATATATTTGGATTTTTTCAGATGGCAGAAATTAATTATATTAAAATTACCCCCAATCAGGAAGGAATTAGAAGAATTGTCTTAAGTGGCTTTAATCAGCCAGAAATTATATTTGAATAAAATGGCAATAACAAAAAAAGGAATTCTAGATATACCGCCTAGTGGTGGTGGCAGTGGTGCGGTTGATTCAATTTTTGGAAGAATCGGTGCAGTTATTGCTCAGCCTGGAGATTATGATGCTCAAAAAATCACAAATATCCCTTCGGGAAATATTACTGCGACCAATATACAATCGGCAGTTAATGAAATAGATATTAGAATAGATAATATTAATCTAGACTCTTTTATAAATGCAATTATTTTTTAAAATATGTCTTCTTCCATAATAACGCAAACAACGGTATTCAATCCAGCACTAAAAACTCTTGATTTCTCTGCTTGGACTGCCCCTGCGTTTGACCCTAGAAAATTACTCGCTGTTATTAACAAGTCACAGAATCCAGATGTTATAATGTATAGGGTACTTGGTGGCACTGGTCTTGAAGGTACTTTTACCACGAATATTGTAACACTTGATCTAGATACAACCAGTTTTAACGCTTCTGACATTTTAGAGATACATTATGGAGATGATGCAACTGCGACTTTGCAAAGTCAACAAAACACTTTAATTGGTGCAGTAAATGAAACCGTCCCAACAAACGATACCGATAGTAGTGGTATTAACGGTCGTTTGCAAAGAATAGCTCAAAATATTACTACCTTAATTAGCAGAATTCCATTATCATTAGGGCAAAAAGCAAAAGACTCAAGCCTTGCTGTTACCTTATCAACCGAGGACATAGCAGTTCTAGGCTCTCCTTTTCAAGCTGGTGGAAGCATTGGCAACACCTCATTTATTGCGAACGCAGGCACTAATCTAAATACCTCTGCCTTGGCTTTAGAAGCTACACAATCTACCTTAGTTACAAATCTAGGCTCTCCTTTTCAAGCTGGTGGCAATATAGGAAATACCTCTTTTAAAGCTCAATTGCAAGATAATGCTGGAACTCCAGTTACTCTTGGACAAAAAGTAGCGTTAAGTTCAATTCCAGTAGTTTTAGCTTCTGATCAAAGCTCAATACCGACTACTTCAACTTTAAATGCAGAAACAAATAAGGTAATTGGCGTTGTTAGAAATTCAGACGGCACAGGTAACTTATTAAGCTCCACTGGAAATGCTTTAGACATTAATATTAAATCAGGAAGCATTGGCAATACTTCTTTTACAGTAAATAATGCGAATGGAGCTTCAGCCGTTAATATTCAGGACGGGGGAAATTCAATCACAGTTGACGCCTCCGCCTTACCTCTTCCCGCAGGAGCTTCAACTTCTGCACTACAAACTTCTGGGAATACTAGTTTAAGTAATATTAATGTTAATTTGGGTTCTATTTCTGATGTTGTAGCACCCAATGATACTGGCAACTTTAGCATAATTGCTTTTATCAAAAGAGCCTTGCAAAACTGGACTTCTTTATTAACTGATAAAGTGATTATTGGACAATCGGCTCAAACTGCTATTGTTAGTAATATATTGAATAACCCTTCTAGTGGCGTCTGGACTGATTGCAGTGGCTATTGTTCTGCAAAAGTAGCAATTGTCGGAGGGGCAAATGCAGCGGGAAGGTTGATTTTTGAAGGGTCTATGAATGCGTCAACGGCTTTTGATATTGTCACCTATAGATCTGATCTAAAAGAAGGTGGAAAAATTGGATTATTTCCTTCAGAAGATTTAAACATTGGAGGAATCAGTACATTTGACATACCTATTAATTTTCCATTTATCCGATTAAGAATTGCTGATACTCTTGGAGCTAGTATTCAAGCAACTATTACCTTAAAAAGATCTGAATTTAATCCTAAACAAGAAGGTGATAATTATCATTTTGGTACTGCTCAATCAGCTGTAACTAGTAATATACTAACTAGAACAACCTTAGCCCTACCGTTTCTTGACTGTAGTGGCTTTAATTCGGCTATGGTTCAAATCAAATCAACTGGCACTGGAGGAACTTTTAGATTTACTGCGTCAAATTATGAAACTGATTTTAACCCAATCCCAGTATATAATCAGTCCACAGGTCAGCTTATTGCTTCACCTATAACCGCTGTACCTTTTACTACTTCTTATAAATTTCCTATTGAATTTATAAATTACAGGCTCGAAATTGTAACGCCAATCACGGGAGGGGCAATTCAAGCATTTACTAGATTATCGACCAAACCATTTTCTGCAACTAAACCTAAAGAAATAAGTCCATGGAATGCAAGTGTTCTATTGGGAAGTCTTATAGGCAATAGCACTTTGGTAAAATCTGCTCCAGCTTCTGGTTTAAAAAATTATATCACTTCAATTCAAATTGTAGGTACAAATACGGGTGTAATAGTTGGTATTGCCCTTATTAGCAATGGAGTTTCAATATGGCAAGGTGTATTGCCTGTTGGTCTAGCTTCTACACCAATGATAATTAATGCGATATTTGATACTCCTATTGCTGGAGAAGTTGCAACCTCAATTACTTGTTCTAAAGTGACTCCTGGTACTGTTACGGGCATTGCTGCCGCAGGAAACCTGATGCTCAATGTTCAAGGCTATATTTCTTCTTAATTACTAATTTTATCAATTCTAAACTTAAAAAAAAATGACAAAAAACTACAACGCAACTCTTGGAATACCATATGTTAAAACCTTTAATATCAATTTTGACTATTCATGCTATGATAATAGGGAGGTGGCTTTGTCTGTTACAGAAACCATGGGCATAAAAGATTCACAAGGCAAATATCTTGATATTTCAGGATTATATTCTGATTCTTTTTCAGAATTTATTACAACAAATGAAATGGATAACACAACATTTCCTTTAATTAATGTTGACACTGGGGAAGAAACAGAGCAAACAATGACAATAAGAGAGATGAACCAAGTTCTTATATCTTTTGTTAGAAAATATCAAAAAGAAAGAGATAACCCAGTAGTTACTAACTAGATAATCCAGTAAGCTAACTATGGAAGACTTTTCAATCTTAACAGTATCATCCCCTTTTAGGTTTAAAACTTTATTTACTAAACCTTTAAAATATATTATACAAATATTCACAGGGGACGCTTCAGAACACGCAGCGAAATATCAGAAAGGATTTGTAATGAATGTATCAGGAAAGGGGTTTGAGAAAATCCCTTTTGATAAGTGGATGGAGCGTTACTCTGTTAATGGTGCAAAAATACATGAATATATATTGCCCTATAAATTAACACCTCATCAAGAAGAGCTTATTGATGCTTTTGATAATAAATGTCTTGATAAAAATTACGATGTCCCCGCTGCCATGCTATCAGTTTTTGACGAGATAAAATTTATTAGAACTCTGATCAAAAGATTTAGAAAAGAAGAGAAGGGAATATTTTGTTCACAACAAGCATTTTCTAGTTTAGTTGCTGGTGGTATATTTCCACCACAACAGGATTTAGTAAGTCCGTCAGAGCTAAAGAAGATGTTAATCAAGAAAGGATGGGAAAAAAATAAGATATCATGACCAAAAAAGGCTTTCTTCATAAGTTAATTTGCCCAGTTGTTAGCTCGTTAACAACAATGATTGCAATATTACTAATCTTTGTAGCTTGTATCCTTCCATTCATCACTAGCCAAGCTTTAAAGCAAAGTCAGTCAGTTGATTTGATAACTAAAGAAGTGGATAAAATAATAAATAATTGTGGTAAAGATTTTAGAGTTAGCTGGATTGTTGTAGATCCGAACAAAAAAATATACAAATTTCACGATGTTAGGGGTCTAAATGCCGATTCATCAGCTATAGTAAGCTCTAAAAATCCTGAATTAAATCCGTTTTATTCTAAAACACACAAAATTGATCCTGTTACATTCTCATTTTTAGACAAATTTGATAATGGAGCAGCTGGATTCTATCCTGAAATTTCGTTTTTTAATGATAAAAAATCAGCTAGAGATATGATTTCTTCTTCCAATAAAATAATATTTAAGGTTGGTATTTCTGTTACCAAAAATATATTTAATAATATGGTTTATGTCTTTATAGCAACAATAACAACCGATAGTTACAATACCTGTAGCAAAGATGATATTGTTAGGCATCTGGAGGATCTATCAATTTATGCTAAGGGGATATAGTGAGTCAATGGCTAATTAATAACCTTTGGGAAATATTATTACTAATAATTGGATGCATATTTGGGTTAATTAAATTCAACTATACATTGTTTAATAGGGTTATTAGAACAGAAATTGAGAACAACAATCTAAAATTGAAGTCTGAAATAAAAAATGATTTTGAAACAAAAATTGAAAAACATATTAGACATGAAGTTAGGAATCAAATCTCTCTTGAGAAGACTAGGGATCATTAGCACAATATTATTGTATTGTAATAATTCTTTTGCTTTTCAGGTTGGACTTTCTACTAATAAATTAGCAATTGACGATGGTTTTAAACGACATTCTAATCTTGGAAATTATTCGTTATTCTATGGATATAGTTATGCTCACAATAATATAGTATTATCAGTTAATACTAATAGGCTAATTTCTCAAACCAATAAAGAAACTCTAAAAAAAGATGGTCAATATTTTCAAGGAAAATCAAAAGTAACAACTGATACTCTAACTTTGGGCTATAGATTTAATAGATTTATCCCTTCTTTGTTCGTATCTAATGCAGAAGTAGAGAAAGAACTAAGCCACAATGAAAATTTACTTTTAAAAACAAATCAACATTCTATACTATACGGAGCTGGTGTCAGTTATTTGTTAAGTAAAGACCTTAGTTTAGCTGGTTCTTTTATAGCACCAAACAAAGAGCAAAATCTTAAATACGGGATAAACTTATCAATAATTTATAATTTATGAGTTCAATATCTGAATTTTTAATAATTATATTTTCAATAACTGCCATTATTGTAGTAAATAACTATGTAACATATTATGAATGGATTCTTGCAAGATAACTATGGTAATTTATCATCTAAAAGGCTTTGGGGTTCTATAATGCTAGGAGCTGGAGTATTGATGGGAACTATTTTATTTCTTTGTAGTGTATTTCTGGAAGTAAGAGACTCCCAGACAGCTCTTTACATGGTTAATACCTTCCTTATTTCTGGCAGTACTTTGTTAGGCTTTGGGATTTTTGAAAAAATTTTAAATAGAAAGAAATGATATTAGCGTTATTGCCATTTCTAAAAAATAAAATAGTTTTATATCCACTAATTGCGGGATTTATACTTTTGGGATCACTTTTTTTTGTGCAGTCCATAACTAAGCAAAGAAATCTAGCAATCCAAGATGCTTTTAAAAAGGGGTTTGAATTAGGCTCTAAAGAAGAAATCTTAAAGTGTAGCAATAAACTTTTAGATTTAAATGATGAATTCCAACAAAAATTAAATGATAATGTTCTTAAGTCCAAAAAAATATCTCAATCTAATAAGAATAAGTCTTTTAACGACCTTGTTAATAGCCTGTAATAGACAATCACAACCTAAGCTATATAATAATGATTATTGTATTCTAGCTAGTATTATTCCAGCTTCTCAACAAGATAAAAAGGCATTGCTAAGCTCAAATCCGCAACCAGAAAACTTTATTCGTGCAGTTGTTAATCACAACGACACTTGGAGAAAGATTTGTCAAAAATAGGCACGCTATCTAATCAAGCTTTTTTTGAACTGTTGATTTTTAGATAAAGGAAAGTTAGAACTATATTTTGAAATAAATAGAGGTTCTGTTGATATACAATCTTGCTTAGATTTTGTTAAAACTTTTTTAAAAAATATGGATAGTAAAGATAAAAAACATTTAGCTTTAGGTCTAATACTTGCTGTGGCTTTAACTTATTTTGGAACAAATTTTACAGATAGCTATTTTAAATCTAAAGAAGATATAAATAATAAAGATATTCAATTAGAAACAATAAAAGCTTTAAAAGAAGTTAATCCTAATTTGAACCCCTGCGATATTTTTTTCTTTTTTCATATTTGTCAAAAATAGGGATGATACCTAAGGGAATTATATATTTAACTAGCCAAAATTAATAAAAAAGAAAAATGCTAAAAAATCTAAAAAAATGGATTAATCAAAAATTACTAATTTTCCTAGAATCAAGAATTGAAATTCAAGAATTAAAAGAAGAAAGAGATTTTTGGTATAAGGAAGCTAACTTGTGGATTAGTAAATATTCCGATATGGAAACTGCAAGCTTAGAACTCCTTAATGTCAAAAATTTTCTTGCGAAAAAGTCCAATATACCTTGGCGAAATTTAAAAAAAGGTAAAAAGAGGTTAAGTAAAAAAGACATTAATACAACGAAAACAAGCCATAAGGCAATTTGACCAGACTCAACTAATTGATATGCTTTAAGTAGGTCATTTATCATTCGGTAATAGATTCAAAAAGTGCTAATCCTTTTATTGTTTTTTGGGGTAGGACTTTTATAGCTAATTTATCGTCAAAACCCTTTCTAGTATTAGGTTTATGTGGTAGGACTTCTTGCACAGAAGCTCTGGTCAAATGTCAAATTGTTATAGGTTAATCTCAATCCAATTCCAGCAACAATACTGTATTTTTATATATTTTTGACTTGATTTTAATCAGATTAAGATTAATCTTTCTTTTGAATTTTCTTTTCATAACCACCCCTAATTACAGTTAGGGGTAGTTCTTTCCTCCAAAAATTGAAGCAAATCACTCCTATATCTATAATCATATGGAATTATTAGATAGAAAAAACTTTAAACACAAAGATTTCTTTTTTTCACAAACAGCAATTAGACTTGGTATTAACAACCACACAACCGACCCTATTATTCTTAAAAACCTTTCAATAGTTGCTGACAAGATTCAAGAAATAAGAGATTTATTGAAATTTCCTATTATAATCAATAGTAGCTATAGATGCTTGGAGCTAAATAAAAATAAAGCAGTTGGAAGCAAAAACACAAGCCAACACCTAAAAGGGCAAGCTATAGATTTTATTTGCCCAAAGTTTGGAACTCCTAAAGACATATTTTTAGCCTTAAAAAAGAATAATATTGTAGTGGATCAATGTTTGTTAGAGAATACTTGGATTCACCTTTCTATAAAAGAAAGTGATAACAGAAACCAATTTGCAAAATTAATAAATGGGAAGTTTGAAGTTAATTTTTAATTTAATGGTTGTATATACCCAAAATAAGGTTTTCCAAAAATATCAAAATTTACCAAAGTATTTTTAAGTTTCTAAAAAATAATAATGCGGATATTTGAATTGAAATAGTTTTGACTTTAAGATATAATCTTTTGTTTTAAATCCCTTGATGTCTTCGCAAACCATAACTTGCTTCTCACAATCAAAATAGACAAAATCTGTTATATAATCTATCTTTCTAATAGCTTTGCCCTGTAAATTCCTAAAAGGTGCTTGAAGCTCAAATTTAACCTGTTCTTGAAGCTCTTTAATCTTTCCATCCTTCTCTAACTGCTTTAGAACTATAGCTCGCCTAAATTCCTTCTTGCTATCCTTGCCGTTAGTTTTGATATTTCCAAATTTATTCTTTCTAATTCTAAACAATGTTTAATTATAAATTATATTTTCTCTCTTGTTTTATTATCCAATCAAGGAAAATCCTCATATCCTGCTCTGCTCTTTTCTCGCTCCTTCTTTTTGGAAATTCTTCTCTATTTATTTTCTTATCATAAGAATATCTATAAAAAAATTCAGGATTCCAACAATAACCATCGTGGAAAAACTGCCAATAAGGTGGCTGACCATAACTATAGATTTTCTTTATATAAAAATGGCGATCATCGTCTTTGTGATAGTCTCTACCAATTAAATCGTAATATTCTGCGGTTAGTTCCGTTAGTGATTTACTCATGATCTTTTTCGTAATATTTAAATTTAATTATGAATTCTTTCAAACCAACTGTAAATTAATTCACCATAATTTTCGCTCCTCTTTTCCCTGCTTTTTACAAAACCACCTTTAAATTCTATTCCGTTTTTTAAAGTTATCTTAAATCCAAAAGTTTCTACACCATCAATAACTTGGTTTAACTTTTGAATTACCGCAATTTCTTGTAATAATATTGCGAAACAAGTGCCATCTGCCGAGTCAATTGCTACTATTTCTTTCATAATAAGTGATTTACTCATAAATCTTTCCAATAGTTAATTAGATTAGTATAATCTTCGTATCGATGGGAACATTAAACTTTCTAATTCTAAAATTTTTCCTATTTTATCTGTGTAATCTTCAATTCTCCCTAATTCAGGAAAATCTTTTGCTCGCCAATTATATGGTTCCCACGATGAAACTTCTAACTTTTCTTCTAAAGATAAGTCTAGACAATCTTGATCGAAAGTAACAATTTTTGTAGCTCTTCCGAAAAATCTTTCGAAAAATGCTTCTTTCCGAACAATAGTATTAGGATATATTTTACAGAATTGATTAAACTCTTCCTGATCTTCAAAACAAAAGAAGTCTGCCATAATGAATAATGTAAAACTATTATTCGAGTATGGAATTGAGGAACTAACAAAAATATCTATTCTCATTTTTAAATATTTATTTAAATCCGAATTTTTAAATTTCTCTTCTTGTTGATCTAAAAGAAAAACTTTTTTAAAAGTCTCTAAAATATATTCTTTTATAGTGCTTTGTTTGATATTATTTTGCTTAAAGCAATCGCTAATATCTATACTTCCATATTGGTTAACTACTGGCTTTTTATAATCATTGTGGTCGAGAATATCAATTATCTTATATTGTTTTTTTCCTGATGGAAAAATTTTTTCTTCAAAAAAAGATTCTTTTAGAAAATTCATTACTCCATCTTTGTCATAATTCATAACTTATGTTATTTCTATTGTTAATAAAGCCTTATAAATGAAGGCTTGGATAAAGTTTAAATGTTTCTTCAAAAAATTCTGTTAGCTCTTCTTTTGGAATTAAGAAATCACTCCATTTGCTATGGTTTATATTTTTGGTAATGCTTATTGTTTGTAAATTATCTATTAATAATTCATTAGGAATCATAAAATGATGAATAACATCTTTACCTTCTGGATCAAAAGCTAATAATATAAAATAATCTGCTATTTTCTTTTGCTTCTTTAATGAAAAACACCACCTAGGGTTTTTAGTAATTGTTAATTTGCCAGATTTTATCTCCAAACTTTTATCTCCAATAATAAAATCTACCTTTGGCTGGAAGGAATAAAGATTTTGATTAATTGCTGATGGTAATATTTTTTGGATATATTGTTCCCCTTTGTAAGCGAACTTATCTTTAGTGCTCCCATAAATAGCTTTGTTGCCCTTTACTTCAACACCAGCTTTTTTTAAATACCAATAAACTGTCTGCCATTTGATACCAGTTTTATCTGCTACCAGTTTTATATTTGCCAGTTCTTCGTATTCTTTTTTGCATAAATCAGTTTTTTTGTCCATTGAAAGCATAGTTATTAAAATAATAGATAGAGTTATTAAAAACCTTAATCTAATATCTTAATATCTTAATCTCAAGAGGTAAATCATCAAAAAGGCACGGAGTCATCCATCTCAAACTCTTTAGCCTTTTGATTATCAAAAGCCTCTTCAATCTGATTAAACCCCTCCTCGTCTTGTTTTGGTTGTGGCTTACTTCCCAACATGATTAACTTAGAGCCAAAACCTTGTAGAATTATCTTTGTAGTGTATCTTTCTATTCCTTCTTTGTCTGTGTACTTAGTTGTTTGCAAAGAGCCTTCTATGTAAAGCTTTGATCCTTTTTTAACATAGTTCTTGATAATACCAACCAAACCCTGAGAGAAAACAACGACATTATGCCATTCGGTTTTATCTTTTTTTTCACCAGTAGTTTTATCTTTCCAACTTTCAGTTGTTGCTAACGAGAAGCTAGCAATTTCTCTTCCATCTTGAGTTGATTTAATCTCAGGATCTTGACCGACATTACCAATTAACTGTACTTTGTTTAGCATTTTATTTAGATTTTAAGTTAATAATACTAGTCTTAAAAAGAAGATTTTTAAATCTTAATATCTTAATTTTTATCAACAATAATTTTCTCTCTTTCTCTGACTTATCCACTTTATTTATAGCTTTATTAATGTAATTAATGTCTGCTTGATCTTTCATTTCCGTCTCGTGTTGCTGTAATTTTAGGGTCTTGACCTACTGAGCCAATTAATTGTACTTTGTTTAGCATTCTATTTTTATAAATTGTTCAACCAAATCCACTATTCCTTTCTGGATAAAATCTCCTTTTTTATACAACAAAATTATAGCTTCATCATCAATTCCATACTCACTGCAAGATAACAAATAGCTGCCATCAATTAAATCGTTTCCGCCCTCTTTCAATTTGGCAACATATTTTTCTATGCATGAATAAAATCTATCAACATAAATTTTCTCATTTTCGTCATTCACTTTGAAAAAACCGTTTTTGTATTCCAAAGCATATAATAGATCATAATTATCGTCATCGTCTTGTAATTCCTTAAAAAAGGCTTTTTCTTGATCACTTAATGGATTTTTAGGTGTTAATCTCCCAGAATATCTTACATTGTGTCCCATAATTCTTAAATTTTAAGTTAATAATGCGAGCAAACGCTCTAGCCCTTGCGGGATTCTTTAAACTTCTTCTAAACCTTTTAAATATTCTCTGTGTCTAGTTGTTTCGTTTTCCCATGTTTTAATCTGATCTTGCAATTCTTTGATTTTGTTATTGTTGTATTCTATATTTCTATTAATAACATTTGTTAAAGCTGCTTTCTTCGTTAATTCATAACTAGAATTTTGATCGGTCATATGCCAATAGTATTGTTTATCTTCCTCATCCTCATTTAACATAGAGACATAAACTAATTTGCCCCTGTCATCTTCTTTTATTAAGACCTCACACTTGTTGCCGTGGTTACAACTAGTACAACGAACTTGATAATATTTCCCTTCTTCTCTCTGAACAATCCCAAAAACTGTGTAGATAAGAAGATTTATACTTGAGTATTTATAAAGACTATCCCCTAATTTAAGTTCAATTTTTTCTATCATTTCTATTTATTTTCTAAAAGATGTTTATGTTGGTAAATATTTCCCATAATCTCAAATTTCTTTTTATGAAAAGAATAACTAGAACCAATGTGCGGTATTTCATTATTGTTTATCGATGTAGCCCAATAGCTTCCACATTCAAAACTAATAGTGAACAGTTGATCATTCTCTGATTTAACAATATCACCCTCATAAATCTCTACTCCATTTTTATCTTTCAAGCCTGTGAATTGCATTAATTCAATCTCATTAAAATTTGCAAATCTACCATCTTCGGGAGCTTTCATAATAATACCGTTTGAAATTTTATCTTTTCCTTTTTTTAAGCCCAAAATAAAACAACCCTTATCAAGATTTATAACTTCAACTATTCCCATTATTTGTTCTTTTTTGTGCCAAGCTCTAAACTTTATTTTTTTACTCATTTTTAATCTATTTTTTGTTACTTAACTCTTCTAATTTATTTTTAATTTCCAATTTCTGGATTTCCCTTAAATCCTTTTCTATTTGGGTTTTATCCGCAAAGAATATTGATTTGCCACTCCTTAAATAACTATGATAATCAGTACCTATTAAAGAAATAAGAAGTAATGAATAAGATAAAAGTCTTATTGCCTCATCGTCAAAAACAATTACAAACCATAATATTGCTAAACATACATATTTAATATAAATCATTTTAATCTCCTTTTATTAATAAAATTTATCCGCTAGTCCCCAATCAATTATCTTTTGACCTCTAACATATAGGCAGTCATCCTTTATTACTTGATTTAACTCTGGAATAGTAGCGTATTTTGTATAGATTGATCTTACAAAATCAAAATGAGCTTTCATCCTTTCGCTATGTCTTTCTAATTCAGTATCATTATAGGCTCTTACTCCACCAAATCCGCCTAAATGACATAAATGTTCTGCAGTTTCGCTTATAAATCTATGCCCTTTTGTTCCACTACATGCAAGCACAGAGCCACAAGAATAAGCATAACCAAATACTTTTGTTTCAACTATAATTCCTTCTTTTTTAGCCTTTTCAACTCTAGCCAAAAGACTATGTAAATATCTTGTCATTCCGCCATTTGAATCAATGTCTATTATGATTTTACCTTCTTTCTTACTCTTCTCACTATCAATCAATTTATCAAATTGAGGCAATATATAAGAAGAAATGTCTTGGTCAAAATCATCATGAATAAAGATAGTGCTTCCATCAACAAAATTTGATCTTAGTTTTTTTGCTAGTTCTTGTGACATATTATTTTAAGCATTTTATTTATTTCTCCTCATTTAATTTCAAATCTCTAACAACACCATCAAAAGCAATGCTAACATCAAGCCATTTAACAAAAGCCTGATCTTTTGAATTTGGTGGGCTTTGATACTGGCTACTGGTCATCATTCGTATATAATTTTTGTGTAATCTGACTTTAAAATTTTCTATTTCTTCTCTAGTCATTTATTCCTCCATTTTTTAAAGACTGTAAGTTTTTAATAAATTCTATTCAAAAGATTTCTAAGCTGTAAGTCTTTTAATAAATTTTCTTCAATTTTTCTTTGTTTTTGATTTTCAACAAATAGTTGTTCTTCATAAAGAAATTTTTTTTCGCGATTAGTTAATGTAAATTCAACCCCATCAACTCTTAGAGAGAAAATATTTTCAGAATAATCGTCAATAGTATATTCAAAGTTTATATCCTTATTATTTATAATAAATTTATATCCTAACTCTGATGCTTTAGCCTTTCCTTCTCTAATTCCTTCAATCAATATTTGTAACAATTCTTCTCTGGTCATTTTATTTATTTCTCCTTTTATTAACAAAGTCCATAAGTTCATCATGAAGTTTAGGGTATTCTTTCAACAACTGATTTAACTGCCTACTGTAATGCTCCATAGCAACATCTAAATGGGTATTATTGATGCAATTTTCAAAAGAATGTTTAATTTCTTCAAAAATTCTAACTGCTTTAACCTGTAACATTATCCCGCCTGCAATAATTCTTCTTGTTGAATAATATCCTGCTCTTCTTTTGTTAATGGTTGATTAGTATTAACAAGATTTTGTTTTGCCTTTTCTAGTTGATCTTGAAAGAAATTATTACTTGATGGTGTAACATCCTTGATCTGCTCATCCCTTTTTCCTTCATAGGCACTCATTTCATTGGCAATTGCAAGATTAACTTTCTTAGCAACATTTCTAATAACAGTCTTTAAGCACATTTGACCATAATCGGTTAGTCTTTGATTTTGAATCCAAACATTACCAAGTTGTCTTGTTTTTGACGAACCTTCCCATTTTTCAGTCTTTGCTATCTCCTCAATTTCTTCTTTTGATAGAACTGTGATAATAGGAGATAAACCTTCTTTCCTAACTATTGCATAAGCTAGAGCGATATTAGCTCTATCTCTTATTCCATTTCTCAAAGGTCTATGAATTATCCTGACTTCACTTCCTCTTATTTCTTCAAATCTTTCTTGCTCAATTTCTTCTTTTGTCACCAACTCACACTCAATAGTATATCCAGCCTCTTCAAGTTTTGTGATGTAACCCTTGTAGCCAATAATTAATTTTGCTTTATCCTTAAACGGTATGAAATAACACTGTCCAGCCAAAGTATTTGGCAATAAGCCAAAATTTGCACAGTCTCTTGCCAAATCCAATATATTGTTACACTTTTGTAATTTTTCATTGTTTTGGACTTCAAGCCATAATGAAGCACAGAATTGCTTAATATCAAAATTCTTAGGAAGTAAAGCTTCAAAGCCTTTTGAGGTTTTTGGGTTAAATATTTCTCTTTTAAGAATTTCTAATTTAGTTTCATTTGTCATTTTATTTTAAATTAACCGTTGATAGTTTGCTCTTCTAGTTTAATACCCCAATAACTCGGCATATCAAAAAGTTTAATTTCTTCTATTTTATCATATCCACTAGCCCATTTCTCTTTGCCATATTTGCTAAAATTATCTAGGTAAATTTCCAAAGCCTTTTCAAATATTTCAATACTTGGTTCTAAAATATCACTAGCCAAAGTAGCTACTCTTGAAATGTAAGGTGCTGTTTTTTCTTGAAATAAAAATCTAAATTTGAAATTTCCATCAAGATTGTTTTTGAAAGATTTAAACCATTCTTTTTGCTCGTTAGTTCCATCAATTAATAAATTATCATTAGCAATTAATGAAGCTAAACCCCTTAAATATATAGCTGATTGTAGATTATAGTTATAACTAGCGATAGTTCTCTTTATATCAGTTACATCTTGAGTAGTCTTGTAGTCTACTGCAAAATTAGTATTCAAATAATCAAACCTACATTTGCACATTAATCCAGAATCTTGGTCCTTCCAAAAAATAGACACTTCTGGATAACCACCCTTAAACCAATCATTATAGAACGGATCATTTTTTATCTCTTTTATTGCTTTAACCGCTTCTTTAATATCTCCATCTCTAAGTTGTGTTAGGTGAGAAATATCTTCTTGCTCTAAACCTCTTTCTTTCAAGAAAGATTTTAGCATTTTTCCTTTTGGCAATACCAGAAATTCATCTTGAAACTTTTCTGGCTCAAGCAATAAGCAGTGATATAATTTGCCAATCCGTAGAGCCTTCGTATCCAATGGCTCTTTGTTTGGATTTAAAGCACTATTCCACCAATATTTGGTTGGACAATCCAATAAATTCTTAACACCACTATTGGAAATAGCGTCGTCATTATGATAATCATTATTTGATAGGTTAAAATATATTCCTGATTGCATTTTCATTTTATTTATAATTTTTTACAGTAAACCAGTAAATATGAAAAAACTGGCTTACCGAACAAGTTGGTAATTTCCAAAAAATCTATTAATAAACTTGTTGGTAACATTGTAAAATCAATAATTTACAATGTAAAGAAAAATATTTACTAAAATGCAAATTTATTTCTGTCCCAGTAAATTTTTCATAGAAAGAAATACTTCTTTTGAAACTCGTAAATCAGTAACATAGCAGACATTGTCTTCAAATTTGCTTACCATTATAAAGTTGTTCTTTTCTAAAATTCTCATGCTTGCCAAATTGTCTTCTTTTGCAACGGCTATTAACCGATGATATCCTTCTTCGTTACAAAGTTTTAAATATTCTATTATTTCTTTTGAAACTATGCCTTGATTGCGATATTCCTTAAATTGATCAAATATCTCAAATTCAATATGAGGTGTTGATTCCTCACCTAGATAATCTACCAGCATGAAAGATCCTATTTCTAGATTGTTATCAGGAGCTGTAAATGTCTTTTCAAGATAGATATTATTATTTTGAGTCATTTTTTAGATTCCTTGAATATTTTACTTGAATAATCAAATTTATTTCTTTTCTGAAATAATCCATCACTAGTATATTATCGTCAATAAATACAATTTTATAATTTCCACCATAATTTGTAAAAATAAAATTCTTTTCAGGAGCTGTGACTGCTACCACTTTTTCAAAATGAAATTTATCTTCCCCAAGTGTTACATTACAAGGAAATGTTATATTGTTCTCTACAAATCTTAACCTCTCTTGATCTGCCATTTTTGCTATTTCTCTTCCTGTTAATAAATTTTTGATAATCAACAAAGGAAAGCATAAAATCAGTAATGAAGCTTGCGTTGCTGATGATATATAATTTGACAATGGGCATAATGAAGCGATTCCTAAAAAAACAAAATAAACCCAAATGTATTTTGATAAGAATTTTGATAAATTGAATAGGGATTTAATATTTTTATTTATTTTCATTTTTTTAAAGTTGTTAAAGTTGTTAAAGTTGTTAAAATAAAGTTCCTTGCTTAATATGATCTTGATATCTTTCCTCTGATTTATCAAAATATTGCTTGTCAATTTCGCACGAAATAATATTTCGTTTCGTATTATAGCAAGCTATTCTATCCGTTCCACTGCCTAAAAACGGGCTAAAAACTAAATCATTTTCTTTTGTTGTGGTTAAAATCAGTTTTTCAATTACCGCTCCGTCTTTTGTGGTTGGGTGAAAACTTGATTTAACTTTTGCGTCAATTACATCTGTTAGTCTAAATTCATTGTTAAAAGGACGGCGTAAATCCTCGTATTCCTTTCGTAAATCCTCGTATTCCTTTCGTAAATCCTCGTATTCCTTTCGTAAATATTCGTTATTTAGATAATTTTTAACCTTTAAATATTGGTCTTTGGTCATAATATTTTCACCATTAAGCCAATTTGACACACAACCAGTCAATCCACCACTCGCACTTGGGAATAATTCTGAAATTTCTCTCTTGGTAATTTTTGCTTTTGCAAATTCTCCTCTTAAATACTCCGCAAAAGGATTTGGCATAATCTTTTTAATCATCTCAAGACCTGTTTTATTTTTCCCTTTGTCGTAAAATAGAATCCTTTCAGTAACTGGTGGAAAACTATTAAAACAACTCAATCCTTTAACTGTCAGTGCATTAATTTTTCTATAAATAATACTGTTCAATAAATTAAACTTTTTATCAAATTCCACTTGTAAATAAGCAATATTCTTCTCATCACCAAAAACAAACAAAGAACCATTATCGGCTAAAATTCTTTCAAATTCATCCCTTAGAAGTATATGCCAATTAATCCACTCTTGCATTGTTTTAAAAGCCCAATCAAAACCACCGCATATTTTAAAATAAGGTGAGTCGCAAATAATAAGATTAATAGATTTATCTTTAATCCTTTTCATCGTATCAAAGACATCTTCGTTATAGACTGTACTTATCATTGTGTTACAAAAATAATAATTATTGCAATCATTCCCAATAATAACAGTATGTTGATATTAATCTCTTTCATGGTTGATAAGTTAATTTAATTTTCTTCTTAATAATCTTTCAATACGCCACAACGACCTAATCGCTACGACTAATAACGCTTCTTGATAACTCTGGGTTGAAATGAAATAAAATAAAAAATAAATGCTTATTACACCAAAGATAGCAGCATTTAAATAAATACTAAATCTTTCTAGTCTTTTATCATCTAGTTTTAATAGCCAATCTCTTATTTTTAAGTGTGTTTCCAATTTCATTTTATTTATTTTTATTATTTTCAATTTCTTTTACTAGTTGCTCTAAAATTTCGCTGATGTGTTGCATTTTAATTTTTAAAAAAGTTTTTCTAATTCAATAAACCGTCCAAAATTACCATCAAATGTAATAGCAATTTCACCAGTCCTACCGTGTCTATTCTTGGCAACAATCAATTTACCACTTTCTGAAAAATAGCTCTCTTTCTTTTCCTCGCTCCTATCCCTATGTAATATTATGGCAACATCTGCATCCTCTTCAATACCTCCCGAACTCTTAAAATCATTAATGGTTGGCTCTTGGTTTGCACCTTCAACTGCCTTTCTATTTATTTGGGCAAGTGCTAAAATTCCAACATCATATTGCTTGGCAAGGGCTTTAAGCATTGTTGTATTTTCTTTAATAATTAAAGCCTCATTCTTTCCTTTTGGATCATCTCCTTTTATGATTTGGATATAGTCAACGACCACTAAATCAACTGGTTGTTTTTGAATTTGATTTTTAATTATTTGACCTATTTGAGCTACCCTCAAATACGAACTATCATTGGTATAAATTGCCATCTGACGCAATTCTGATTTAGCTCTGTTTAAATCTTGATTCTCTGCTTGATTTATTAAATTTCTTCCTATCTTCCACGCTGGAATACTACAAAGATTTGCTAAGAATTTTAGCGTTACATTTCTCTTGTCTACCTCCAAAGAAACAAATAAACATTTCTTGCCAATTTTGCTCGAATTTAAAATAATATTTTGAGCCATAGTCGTTTTGCCAACACTTGGTCTCGCTCCAATTATTACTAGTTGTTGTGAGTGAATACCACCATTCAAAAGATTATCTAAATTCTTAAATCCAGTTGGCATAAATTTATCAGTCAATCCAATTCTTTGGTCCTCCTCTATTTCATTAATTATTTCTGAAATATGCTGAGTTTTCTTCTTAGCTTCTCTTATTCCCAAGCCAGCTGATTCATTTTCAAATTCTGCCAATATTAAATCAAAAGATTTATCATTTAAGTCTAGCAAGGCTTTTTGCAAAAGAATTTCCATCTCTCTTTTTTGCCATAATTCAACAAGAGTAAATCCATAATCTCGGATATCAATCACACCAGTTGCTTGGATAAGCAATGTTGAAAGATACTTAACGCCACCAATTTTTTTTAAATGCTCGTTATTTGCAAAGAAATCTTTCAAGGTGATCTCGTTTGCAATCATGTTATTTGCGACTTCAATAAATTTTCTCCAAATAGCTTTATGCTCTTCAAAATAAAAATGTTTTTCTTCCAAGAAGTCTGCTACTCTAAGCAAAAGTTCATTGTTCATTAAAGCAGTTCCTAAAATTATTTGTTCCGCTTCTTGGTTTATGTGGTTCATTTCTTTTTAAAATTTAAATTCAAAATCAGTTGTTTTCAAAGTTGCTGCTATGAGCTTCTTTATCTGATCCCTTTTCTCTTCTTCAATTTTTCCTAGGTCTTCATATTCCTTTCTGCTCTTAAAATGTAAAACCGCTTTATTTGAGCTAGAAACACTAATCTTATCTATTAAGCTACTCTTGGTTATAATTTCTAAAGATTTGATTAAGCGATCATCTGCGTTAAGATTTGAGGCATTTAAATTGCTATTAAGATGGTTTGATGGTTTTGGTTCAAACACGCCAGTCCATTTTCCGCTCTTGATTGTATTTTCTAAAGCTAAGTTTCCATTGCCTTGTTTATTATTTTCAAAAATTATCAAATCCTTAATAATTAATTTAGTAGATCTTTCAGTCAAATCTGCCTTCATAGTTTTGCGATGTCTTACAAAATCATTCCACATTTCAATATCAATAAAATCTGGTAATTCAAAATCTTTTGAATCTTGCTTTGAATCTTTTGGTTTTGTAATTCTTTTCTTTGGTGGTCTTCCGCCCAATTTACCATTATTTCTATTAGCTTCCGACTGTTTTAATCTTCTGTTGGCATCTCTCTTTATATTATCAATGATGGTATTTATAACCATAGCAACTGCCAAGTCTTCTGTTTCCAAAATCTCAAATGTTTTATTAAAATGAAATATTATTTTTAATGTCTCTTTTACTTGGTCAGAAGACATTCTTAAAAAATATTTATCCCAATAATCTACATAAAGAGGAAATCCTGCTTTGCTTATTATTTCTTCTTTTATTTCTTCTTTTATCATTTCTTTTTTCTAATTACTAATATCTTATATCTAATATCTAATATCTAATAAGGCTTTTTTCGCTTATGAATGGGTTATTTTAAAAACCCAAACAAAACCCAAATAACCCAATGGGTTATTTTAAAAACCCAAACAAAACCCAATGGGTTTTAATATTTAATATCAACTCAAGTCTTTATTTACCTATTGTCTTTGCCTTCTTTGTCAATTAATAATAGTCAAATTGGGTTTTTTTCCAGCCAATCAAAAATTCTTTGCTTAGCCTCCATTAATGTCTTCGGATAATTCTTATTTCTTAAATTGTTGGTTACATTATAAAGATAGCATGTTTTTTTTGTCTTTAGGTAAAAAACTTGTGGTTTGTATGGGAGTCCATAATCTTTTACGATTTGCAAATAAAAATCTGGAGTTTCGCAAACATACCTTAAATTTACATATTTGTAATGGTCGCCTTGTTTTACCTTTAAGAAAATAAATTTTTTTGAATTTAACATAATGGCACGATTTGATTTTGGCGGAGTACAGCGTGCCGGCTATACCCCATAAAATTTGATTTCAACTTTCGGCACAAGTCTTTGCGGGAGAGTGTGCGGTGCTTAGGTCGCACCTTCTCCCTTAAATTTATAATAAAATACCTTGTCAATAATTAATAGTTTTAGTTTTCAATTATTGGATTTTAGTATATAAAGTGTGTCAAAAAACAACACTCCTACAATGTCAAAGAATGTCAAGAAAGGCAGGGCTTTTGGTAAGTGAATTTGGAAAAGATAAAACCCTAGGAAAAACCCTAGATTGAAGGTTACTTTAGGGTTAAATCTAGGGTTTAGATTGATGAAGTCTTGTTATATAAGGGTTTAAGGAATATTAGATTTTGATATTCTTGATATTCTTGGTCGGTGGTGGTTTGATTTTTTAACAGTTGACCCCCCCATTTTTAGGGACTAAAATTTTGCAAATTAGAGGAGGATTTGATAAGATTATTGCGGTAAATCTTTTGATTATATGAAGGCGAGTGGTGATCGCCCCTTGCTTATTAGAGGTAATTAACTAATTAACTAATTAATGAAAAAATTAACACTCCATTGATAATTAATTGAAATAATAGCCCAAAAGCCATTATTTTTTTTAATTTTCTTTGGTTTTTTAGTTTTTTTCTATAAGAATTAATTTCTTTTTGCATATTTAAAATAACATCAGTAAGATTCATAGAATAAATCTCTTTATTGTTATTTATAATATTTTCAAAAAGAGTTTCTTTTATCTTATCCGCTTCAATATTTCTACTGACTGCTTGAGTCCGATAAAAGAAGATAGTTTTTTCGATTTTATGAAGTTTGCCAGAATTTGCAACGCGAATTGCAAACTCCCAGTCTTCATAACCACCGATCATTCTATCACTATAACCTCCAACTTTATCAAAAACTTCACGAGTGAACATTGAAGTAGCCGATACAAAGCATTTAACAAGCAAGGTAGAAATGTCTCCTAATTGTGGCTTGACTAATGATGAAATAGCACCAAAAGATTGATGATTTCCAAAAACTAAAACAATTTCTGGATTGTTATCAAGAGCTTCAGCCATACTTTCAATCACATCGTTACTTGCAAGATAATCATCAGCGTCAAGAGGTAAAATATAATCACCAGTTGACATTGCGATTGCTTCGTTGCGAGTTGCCACAACTCCCTTATTTTCGTGATCTAACACAATCACACGCTTATCAAGAGAAGCTAGTTTATTTGCAACTTCTAAAGAATTATCAGTTGATCCATCATTAGCAATAATGACTTCAATATTCTGATAATTCTGATCCAAAGCCGATTTAACACTAGCCTCCAAAAATGGAGCGTGATTAAAACAAGGGATAATAACAGACACTTTTTTCATATTTTTTAAATTTAAATATTAATAAGACAACACTAACTAAAGCTAGTATTGGTTGAAGCAAAATACTCCAACGCCTGAGCGAACTAAATCACTTATTGTGAAGCCTCAAGAAGCTTCACTAAAGGGATTCAATTTTTTTAATTTCATTCTTTGGTAATAGTCTCTACGGTGTTGCCTGTATTTATCAGTTTTTTGGTATTCTTTCACATATTCTTTGCGTTTAGTAGTTTGTGAACATTTTTTACTAGCTTGTTTCTTCCTTTCTTTTCTCTCTTCTTCAGTTAATTGTATTTTCATGATTTATTTATTATTTTTTATAGAAGGATGAACCCAAATCTTCTCCAAAAGAGATTCATCACATACAAAATCTATTGCATTTCCTTTTAAGTCTTCGCTTGTATTTTTAATACCAAGGTATTTATTTAGCTCGTCAGACCTATATCCAGTAGAGATTTTAGGATTGAGTAACTCATATTTTGTTTTTTTCATTTTAAGTTATATTTCGTTAATTTTTGGATTGCCAAATTTTCCCTGCTCATTGTGAGCATTCATTATTTTTTCTTGATCTATTTCTTGCTTAATATTCTTGTGTAAATCATCAATCAAACCAAGCCAGTCAATATTAGGATTAAATCCATAATTAATTTTTAGTAGTTTTTTAAAAATTTCTTTTCTTTCTTTGTGATTTGAATTATCTTTTTCTTTAGATTTATTTAAATCATCAGCATCACCCTCTAATCCAGTAACATCACCCTTAATATTACTAACATTTCCTCTAATATTACCAATATTACCCTCAATATCAGTAACATCACCCTCAATATTACTAACATCACCCCTAATATAGGTAACATCATCCATAATATTACTAACATCACCCTTAATATTTGTAACATCACCTCTAATCCTACCAACATAACCCCTAATATTATCAACATCACCCCTAATATCAGTAACATTACCCCTAATATCAGTAACATCACCTCTAATCCTACCAACATAACCCCTAATATTATCAACATTACCCCTAATATCAGTAACATCACCCCAAATATAGGTAACATCACCCCTTAATCCAGTAACATCACCCTCAATATCAGTAACATCACCCGTTATCTTGCTATGAATCCCATCTACTTTGATGCCGTCTTGGTAGTGGAAAATTTCTTTTAAGTTTTTCATATTCATTTATTTTTGTTTATATTGTTTTTATGTATTCAATAACCTTCTCTTTAACAATTTCGTAATTTTCGTCTTCTTCTTCAATCAAACAATGATCAAAATTAAAATTATCAAAATTATCAATAAAATCATCTAAAGCTCTACTTTTTGCCTCTTCAAAATCACGATCCGATATCTCTTCACATGAAACGAAACTTATTTCCCCAACTTCTTCATAGTCTTTAACTGTCGGGTAATCTTGACAATACTGACTAATTAAATTATCAAAAGTTATTACAAATTCTTTTTTTAGATGATCCGATAGTTCTAAATTATTTTTCATATTTGTTTATTTTTAGTTAATATTTATACTGTAATATTTCCGAGATAATAGGTCCTTTAGCTGTAATATTGCCTTTAGCTTTAATTTCTGCACCAGCCATTATTCCCCCATCAGCTGTAATATTATCAGCTTTAATATCCCGACCAGCTGTAATAGTCCCGCCAGCTATAATATCCCCATAAGAAAAAATATTCCTACCAGCTCCAATATACCCACCAGCTGTAATCTCCCCATCAGTTCCAATATCCCGACCAGCTGTAATATACCCACCAGCTATAATATCCCCATAAGAAACAATATTCCCACCAGCTGTAATCTCCAACCCAGCTTCAATATCCCATTCAGCTCCAATATCCCCTGTAGCTATAATATACCCACCAGCTTGAATCCCCGACCCTTTCCTAAAACAAATACCTCCTTTAATATTTAGAGATTTAAACTTTACACTTCCCAAGTCCTCCTCGCACTCTAAATTTCCATCAAAATTGTCTAGGTTAACCTGTCCGATGTAGTTATTATTCTCGTCTAGTTGGCCTTTAGTTATTAAGTGTGTTTTCAAGTGTGTTTTCATTTTCATTTTTTTTAAGGTTATTAAAATTCGTATATTTCACCGCTAAATTCAAAATTCTTCTCGTCAATTTTATAAATCTTTTCTGGATTGGCTTTTATTGATTCTATCTCGTGCAGATCAACAATTTTACTAAGATAAGATTGATCAATAGTTTCAACTCTAGATTCATGGAAAATTGCATGAATAATTTGATTATTTATTTTCATATTTATTTATTTTTTAGTTATTATTTATAGCTAAATGCTACTTAGATAGGTTACATGATATAAATATAAGTGTCAACTGTTTATTTTACAATTAATAAATAAATTATCTTTTTTGTTAAAATCCCATACACTTTCTGTATTGAACATTGTTAAATTTCCTACAATTCTGATCCGACTTATTGATTGAGAAAAGAACGACGAAAATCAACAAGAAGCATGCAATAGAAAATGTTGATCTTTCTAAAATTTTGTTCATTTTAAGTCTGATAAAAATTTTATTTGATTTTCCCTGTTTTTGTAAAATCTTCTAAAAGAACGGCGTTTAATTCCCGTTAAGATTCTTTCTGCTCTAAATTCACAATGAAAATCTTTCTTTAATATAAATTTTATTATATTCTTTTCTCTCCATGTAAATATTTTCATTCAACAGTAATTAATTTTTGATATATTTCTTGAAAAACAAGAAAATCTAAGTTTGAATAATTTTTATATAATAAATACAATGCTATTTTTTCCTCTACTCTAAATTTTAGTTCCATTTTTCCTCCCTATTAATTTTATTATAAATACAGGCGACTTCATATAAATTCATTGGATTTGTTAAGGCTTGGAAAATACATTTAACGCTATATTTCCTAGCAACCCTTATAATCTTAAAAGCCACCAAAAAAGGTAATTTCCTCTCTGATAATTTTTTTGCTATTAAATTTTCTACTCTTTTCATATTTATTTATTTATTGATTTCACAACCCCAGAAAAAACGACTCCTTCGGATATTCTTTTTGCCGTTATATCTCCTCTAGCTGTAATCTCCCCACCAGCTATAATCTCCCCACCAGCTATAATCTCCCCACCAGCTCTAATATTGCCATCAGCTTTAATATCCCAACCAGCTCTAATATTCCAAGCAGCTATAATATTCCCATCAGCTGTAATATACCAACCAGCTCTAATATACCCATCATTTGTAATAATATCCCCGCCAGCGTAAATCAGTTCAGCTATAATACTCTTTTTAGATTTAATCCCCGACCCTTTCCTAAAACAAATACCTCCTTTAATATTTAGAGATTTAAACTTTACACTTCCCAAGTCCTCCTCGCACTCTAAATTTCCATCAAAATTGTCTAGGTTAACCTGTCCGATGTAG